TGGCAGGCGGGTCGAAGGACCCGCCATTGCTGTTGCAGCTGTTCTTCCCAGTGTACCGACCCATACACTTCCGGAGAGCCGGGGCGATAGCGCCTCGGCTCTTTTGTTAGGAGATACAATGGCAAAGAGTAACTGGTATGAATCAACGAGATGGAAAAGAGTCAGAGCCGCAGTCTTGCGTAGGGATGGATACCTGTGCCGGGTCTCGATCAGGTACGGACACAGGGAACCGGCAGAGCTGGTGCACCACATCTTCCCTCGCGAAGAGTTCCCTGAATACCAGTGGTGCATGTGGAACCTGATCAGCGTCACGAAGTCGGCGCACAATAAACTGCATGTGCGATCGACGGATGAGCTGACAAAAGAAGGCATAGAGCTCCTTCGAAGGACGGCAAGGAAGAACGGAATTAAGATTCCTGAACAGTATGCGCAATGATGAAATTCAGCATCCCCCCCGGCCCCCGGGCCCCGGATTCCGGGCGGCCTTAATGAGCCGGGTAGCCTTTTATACACACGAGGCGTTTTTTTGACAAAAGGGGAAAATCGGGAAAAGATGTCTGAATATTCATTATAACGCGCGCATGCGCGCGCATGAGATTTTGATGCAAAAACGGCACTTTTTTGAGCAGGCCGGAATCGGAGGGGAGCATGAAAAAGGCATCCTGGAAGAGGAAGATCAAGAAGGCCTGCGAAGAGGCCGGCACTTATAAGCCATTCTTCGTCCACACGATCGAGACGCTGGCCCAGCTCATGGAGCTGCGGGACACCGCACTCGACAAATTCTACGCCGGCGGCGGCGAGACGGTGGTCGAGTACACGAACAAGAACGGCTCGGTGAATATGGTCAAGAATCCTGCGCTCGTGGTGGTGATGGAGTGCCACTCGCAGGCGCTCGCATACTGGAAAGAGCTTGGACTGACCAGCAAATCTTACAAACAGATGATGGGAACTATGGACGCAGAAGGCAGGGGCGACGCAGTGGACGACGTCCTGGGTGAGCTTGGATTATGAGGGCAAAGCACTATGCGGAAAGAGCGATACAATATGCGCGCGACGTAGTAGACAGGGTGATCATCATAGGCGAGGACGTGGTCCATTCCTGCAAAAGGTTTTTGGCCGACCTCGAACGTGATGACCTGGAGTTCCGGGAAGAGGATCCCGATACGGTATGTACGCTGATGGAAACATTATGCGTCCACCGCAAAGGCGAGATGTTGGACGGCACGCCTCTTCTTGGCAAACCGCTGGTACTCGAAGGATGGGAGATCTTCATCGTTTACAACCTGCTCGGGTTCTTCTACGTAGGGACCAATGAGCGGAGATACAAAGAAGCTATGATCATGGTCGGCCGGAAGAACGGCAAGACGTCATTCATCGCGGCGCTTTCCTTCGCAGTATCTATCCTCCAGCGCCGATCCGGATCGACCGTATATGTCGTGGCGGCAGCCTTGAAGCAGGCGCTCGAGTCTTTCAACTTCCTGGACTTCTCCATCAAGTACAGGAAGTTGAAAGACTTCGAGGTCCACGACAACAGCTTTGAGCACTCGATCAAGCGGACATTCATGAAGAACGGCGTGCCGGACGGCACGATCGACATCCAGATCATGGCGTCGAATCCGGATGCGCAGGATTCTTTCAACTGCAATTTTGCGATCGCCGACGAAGTCGCTGCCTATAAGAAGCCTGCACAGTACAACAGGTTCAAGGAGGCCCAGGCGGCCTACACGAACCGCCTGATGATCGGCATCACGACTGCCGGCGACAACATACAGTCATTTGGCTATCGCCGAATGGAATATGCAAAGAAGGTTGCATCCGGGCTGATCAAGGATGACAGCCTTTTTTCTTTCATCGCGCAGATGGACCAGGACGAGAAAGGGAACGTCGATTTCACGAATCCCATCCAGCACCAGAAGGCGAATCCGAACTACGGCGTGACGATCAGGCCCTCCGAGATTCGCGACGCCTCGCTGCAGGCGCTCAATGACCCGCAGCAAAGAAAGGACTTTCTCTCCCGCCGCGGGAACATCTACACGAGTTCCATGAAGGCGTGGTTCGATATCAAGAAAGTAAAAGCGTCCGACGCGAAATACGACTGGACGCTCGAAGAGCTGGCGAAGCTCCCGATCAGCTGGTACGGCGGCGCGGACCTGTCGAGAGTTTACGACCTGACGGCAGCGGCGCTGTTTGGCCAATACAAAGACGTCGACATCATCATCACGCACGGATTCTTCCCGCGGACACAGGCGGCGGCAAAAGCGGACGAAGATGCGATTCCTCTGTTCGGATGGGAAGACGACGGATGGCTGACGATGTCAAATCACGAGACGGTCAACATTGCGGAGATCGTCCAGTGGTTCATCGACATGCGGGCCAAAGGATTCAAGATCGCACAGGTCGGCCACGACCGGAAGTTTGCCGGCGAAGAGTATTTCCCGGAAATGAAAAAAGCGGGATTCAAAGTGGTGGATCAGCCACAGCTATATCACGTCAAGAGCAGAGGATTCCGCAGGATAGAAAAATCGGCGCTCGACGGCAAATTATATTACCTGCATTCGGAGGCGTACGAATACTGCATAAGCAATGTAAAAGCCATTGAAAAAACGGACGACATGATCCAGTACGAAAAGATCGAGCCGAATATGCGCATCGACCTTTTCGACGCGTCCGTTTTTGCATGCGTGAAGTGTCTGGAAGCATCGGAAAAGTCAAAGAAGACCAGGAAGTGGTTCGGCAAGGAAGAGGAAGAAAGTGAATGAGTAAGAAGCAGCGCATGAGAAAAAGAGAACCTACACAGAGCAGGGGAACGAAGAACACAATGGTGTTTACGGCCTCGGAAGTCTTCAATGAGATGATCCAGGCAAATTATACGCCGCTCGACCAGCTTCCGGAAGTCGTGTCCTGCGCGCGGAAGATCGCACAGCTCATTGGCTCTGCGACGATCCATCTCATGGCCAACACAAAAAACGGCGATGAAAGGATCGTGAACGAGTTGAGCCGCCTGATCGACATCAACCCCATGCCGAACATGACGCGGAGCACCTGGATGGAATCATGCATCATGACGATGCTTCTGTATGGTCACGGCAATGCGATTGTCGTGCCGCACACACAGGATGGCTACCTGCAGAAGCTGGAGCCCATACCCGCATACAGAGTGACGTTTGACCAGATCAGCTCCGCGGACTACAAAGTCAGGATCGATGGCATTCCATACGATCCCGCGGACCTGGTCCACTTCGTGTTCAATCCGGATAAATACTATCCGTGGAAGGGCGCCGGTGTGAAAGTGGCGCTCAGGGACGTCCTGCAGAACATCAACCAGGCGCGGGCGACTGAGAAAGCATTCATGTCGTCGGAGTACAAGCCGTCGCTGATCGTGAAGGTTGACTCCATGTCGGAAGAGCTCTCGACACCGAAAGGAAGGCAGACGATCATCGACGATTACCTGAAACCTGCGAAAAAAGGCGCGCCGTGGATCATACCGGCGGAACAGTTCGATGTCCGCGAGGTCAAACCTTTGTCTTTACAGGACCTGGCGATCAATGAAGCGGTCACGCTGGATAAACGCATGGTGGCGGCGCTGTTCGGCGTTCCGGCATATGTGGTGGGTGTAGGCGAGTACAAAAAGGACGAGTGGAATATGTTCGTCCAGACGACGATCATGTCCATCGCAAAGTCCATTACGGCAGAACTGACCAAGAAGCTGATCATCAACCCGAAGTGGTACCTGAAGTTCAACTACTGGTCGCTTCTGGACTACGACCTCAAATCTGTGTCCGATGTACTGCTCGCAGGCTCCGATCGCGGATTCGTGAATGGCGATGAGTGGCGAGACCGCGTGAATCTTGCGCCGGCCGGGCTGAAAGATTACAGAGTGCTCGAAAACTACATCCCGACAGACATGTCAGGGAAGCAGAAAAAGCTGGTCCAGAGTGAAGAATGACTTGCGCCGGCGCAAGAGAAAGCGCCGGGAGGAGGCTGATGATGAATAGAGATCTTACTATGAGGCAGACAAGAAGCCTGCCCTGCGAATTTCAGACGAGGGAAGATAACGGCGAAATGGTCATTGAAGGCTATTTTGCCGTTTTTAATTCCGACTATGAAATTGCGCCCGGATTAAGCGAGAGCATTGCGCCTGGTGCCTTTGCCAGTTCGATGGGAAGGGATGTCAGAGCGCTTGTTAACCACGACACGACACTGGTCCTCGGAAGGACTGCTGTGGCACACACGCTGAAGCTGCGCGAGGATTCGCACGGGCTCTACGGCAGGATAGTGATCAATCCGAAAGACTCTGCCGCCGTAGATGCTTACGAGCGCGTCAAACGCGGGGACGTGTCGCAGTGCTCCATCGGATTCGACGTCACCAACGAGGAAATCGAGTTCCGCGATGATGGCAGCGTCCATTGGACCATTAAGGACGTGGAGCTGTGGGAAGTGACAGTCTGCACTTTCCCGGCGTATGAAGCTACCAACATTAGCGCACGCGAAAGGCAGCGCGACGAAGCGGTCAAAAGACGGCTCGACGCCCGCCGCGCGAAAGCGCTCGCAAAGCTGAAAGGAGAAGACCATGGCACTGAAGGCCCTGATGCTCAGGAAGAAGATTGACGCCAAGAATGCGGACCTCGAAGCCCTGAGACAGAAAGCAGAGGAATTCCAGACACGCGAGGCGGAGCTGGAGACCGCGATCGGCGAAGCGTCCACAGAGGAAGAGATGGCCACTGTGGAAGGCGAAGTCGATTCGCTCACCGCAGAACGCGAGGCGAATGACACGGCGATCACAGATCTCGAAGCGGAGATCGCGCAGCTGGAAGGAGATCTTGCCACAGAAGAAGATAAGCAGAGAAGCGCGACGCCGCCCGCGACGCCGGCGCGTGTTCCTGCAGACGGCAACAACATTGAAGGGAGGGAGGCAGTTATGTACACTGCAAAAAGACTTCGTGACCTGAACATCATGGAGCGCCACGCGCTGCTTGAAGATGAGCAGGTAAAAACATTTATCCAGAAGGTCCGCAACATCAGACAGGCGGGAAGCGTCAGCAACGAAGACGTGCTGATCCCTGAGACAATCCTGCCTTATCTGGCGCAGATCATCGACGAGAACTCCAAGCTCAAGAAACACGTCAACCATGTTCCTGTATCCGGCACATCCAGGCAGCCGGTCGACGGTGGATTTGCTGAAGCAATCTGGACCGAGGCATATGCGAGGCTGAACAGGCTGGATCTCAGCTATTTTGAAGTCGAGCTCGACGGCTACAAGCTGGGTGGCTTCTTCAAGCTCCCGGATGCACTGATCGAAGACTCCGACTTCAATCTGCTCCAGGACGTCACAACGAAGCTCGGCCGCGGCATCGGCTATGCGTATGACAAGGCTGTACTGTACGGCACGGGCGTCAAAATGCCTCTCGGCATCGTGACCCGTCTCGCACAGACTGCGGCCCCCGCAGACTATCCTGCAAAGGCGAGACCGTGGGTCGACCTGCACACCAGGAACATCATCACGATCTCCGCGGCAAATTCCACAGGCATCACCCTGTTCCAGAATCTGCTCACCGCGTTCGGTAAGGCCAGGAACAACTTCAGCCGCGGCGGCCGCTTCTGGGCGATGAACGACACCACACTGAACAAGCTCCTTGTCGAGGCGATGAACATCAACTCCGCCGGGAATATCTATTCTCAGATCAATCCCGACGGTGGCACAATGCCCGTGATCGGCGGCGCATTCGAGACCCTGGACTTTATCCCTGACAACGTCATCATCGCAGGCTATGACAGGCTCTACACGATGGGCGAACGCAAGGGCGTCGAGATCAAGAAGTCCGAGCATGTATATTTCATCGACGACGCGACCGCGATCAAGGGCACCGGAAGATATGATGGTAAGCCCGTCGTTCCGGAAGGCTTCGTAGCGATCGGTATCAACAACGTCACGCCTGACGCTGATATGACCTTTGTTCCGGATGAGGCTAATACCGTGACCGGCATTATTCTCAGCAAAGCGGCGGCGACTGTCAAGGCGGGTGCGACTCTTGCACTGAAGGCCAATCTGGAGCCGGATGTCGACGCGAAGATCACATGGACATCTTCCGACGAGACCAAAGCGACTGTTGACAACAAGGGCGTCGTAACAGGCGTAGCATCCAGCGGATCCTGCACGATCACCGCATCCTGCGGCCTTGCAGAGGCGACCTGCACGATCACCTGCGCAGCGGCGAGCTGAGGAGTAGAAGATGACACAGGAACAGCGGCTCACCATTTTGAAACACAATATTCAGCGCCCGCATACGACGGCGAATGATGTGCTGCTGACACACCTGTTGCAGGCGGGCGAGGCGGCCGTCAACCGCGAAGGGATCGTTGACGACGGCACGGCCGATTACGAAAACTGCGTGATCGACTACGCCGCGTATCTCTTCCGGAAGCGGGACAAGGATACCGGCATGCCCCGCCACCTGCGGTGGCAGCTTAACAATATTTTGACCTCTCAAAAGATAAAGGCGGCACAGGATGACGTTTGATGACGGAGATGTGAAGATCTATCAGATCACGAATATTGCGGCGCCCGGCGCGAAACCGAAAGAAGCGCTCGGAGAGTATGATACCCACTGTTTCGGTTTCGAGACAGTGGGCGTTGACCGCTATTATAAGGCGCTGCAGGCGGACCAAAGGATCAGCGACGTGATCCACATCCCTGACTGGCAAGACATCCGGCCTGACAGACAGATTGCGGTGATGGAAGACGATTCGCAGCACCGGATCAGACAGGTCCAGAAGACCTACGACGAAGACGGGCTGAAGATCACGAGGATCTCACTGGAAAGGATAGGTGATATCTATGCTTTCGTGTCTTGATATCGTCAAGAACGCGTGCCTGTCAGTGACGCAGGATTCGTATCACTACGAGGCTGCGGAGAAGCTCGACAAGTACTGCGTCTGGGCGGAAGAACGCGAGTCAGGAAATCTCGATTCCGACAACAAAAAGGCCGAGCAGGTCGTCGAAGGCACGGTAGATTACTATACCCGCGACGACGATGACGACAACCCGGATGCGTTCCAGGAAGCGTTCAACGCTGCCGGCATCGGGTGGATGCTCAATTCGGTCCAGTACGAGGATGAGACCCGCTATATCCATTACGAGTGGCTTTTCAGAGTGAGGAATCACGTCAATGGCTAAGATTACGTTCAAGGGGCTCGACAGGTACCTGGAAGAGCTCTACAAGATGAAGGGCGACGGAATGGTGACGATCGAGAAGAGCGTCTATGTAGGCGCGAAGGTCATCGCTGATTCAATCAAAAGCTCGATGAACGGGATCCAGACAAGGGTACCGGGCAAATTCTACGACAGCGGAATGGCGCCCGGGCCCACGCCGCAGGAAAAGGCAGACATGATCGCGTCATTCGGTTTGTCACCGATGCGGGACGACAACGGCTACGTTAACACGAAGGCGGGCTTTGACGGGTACGGGCGCCACCAGACGCCGAGCTTCCCGAATGGCGTGCCGAACGCAGTCGTGGCCCGTTCCTGCGAGTCGGGGGCCAGCTGGATGAAGAAACAGCCGTTCATGCGCAAGTCCGTAAACGGGGCGCGCGCTGCGGCTGTTGCGGCCATGGCCGCTAAGTTCGACGAAGAGATCAAAAAACAGATGAGTTAAAGGAGAAAAGAAATGGCAGCAGGACAGGTTACGACAGGCTTTTCGAAGCCCTATGTAGCGCTCTACAGCATCAGCAACGGCGCCATCACGTACACCGGCGGAATGGTCCTTGCGCGCGGCGTCAACGTAAATGTTGAGCCGGAAACTTCTGATGACAACAATTTCTATGGCGACAACATCGTCGCTGAGAAAGATGCGGGGAAGTTCTCGACCGGCACGCTGACTCTTACTGTTGACGGCCTGAAGATCGCGGCTGAGAAGATGATCATGGGGATTCCGGATCCGGATACAGACGGCTGGGCGTCTTACGATGATGACCAGGCGATCCCGGAAGTGGGCGTAGGATTTATTCGCAGAACTCGCGAGGCGGGAGTGGATTATTACATTCCCTATGTGCTTGCGCGCGTGACGTTCAATCAGATCCCTGTTTCGGCAAACACACAGGAGGAGACCATCGACTGGCAGACGACGGAGCTTTCCGGAAAGATCGACCGCGCGGAAGATGCGAAGCACACATGGCGCTGGATTGGCGACAGGGTGTCGACCGAGGCAGCCGCAGAGGCAGCTCTGCAGGCGAAACTCGGCATCACGACATCGGGCTGAACCGATGACAAAGGAGAAGAAAAATGGCATTAGTGATCAACGGCAAAGAATACGGCCTCTTATATACGGTCGAAGCATACCTGGACTATCAGGATTATCTCCTCAATAACCCTGATGTGAATCTTTACAGGGGGAGCATGCAGCTCGCATGCTTTATGAACCGTGAATACAACAAAGCGAACGGCATCAAAGGGAAGGGACTCAGAATGGAGGATATGTATACCCTCAAGAAAGGAGACCTCGACCTTGACGCCATCGTCAGCGAAGTCGATATCCAGATCAAGGTAGACAGCGAGACGACAGTGAGTGTAAAACCGGGAAAAGAAGAGGCCGTAAAAGAAAGCTGAACCGCTCATGGTTTATCTTTTACGGCAGGCAGATGGGAATGGATAGGCAGGAGGTTATGTCTACTCGCTATGGCGAGATGCTGGACATGATCGCCTGCCTTTCAATTTATAATGGCGGAGCGGAAGAAAAGGAAGAACAGTCCTTTGATGAATTCTTCGCGATGAGGTGATTATCACCGCGTGGAAGGAGGTGATCTGAGTGGCCTATGATATTGGGCCTCGACTATCCGTATAGGAATAGATGGGGAAAAGGAATATCGTGCGCAGATTAACAGTATAATCACGCAGACCAAGACTCTCCAGGCGGAGACGAAGAAAGTGTCGGCCGCATATGACGATAGCACCTCCGCACAGGTCAAGGCGGCAAATCAGACAAAGGCACTTGCCCGCGAAATTGAGCTGCAGAAGAACAAGCTGGACACACAGAGGACCATGCTTGCGAAAGCGAAGGAAGCACACGGCGAGAACAGCGCTCAGGCGCAGAAGTGGCAGCAGGTGGTCGCCGAGTCGGAAGCAGAGCTTGCGCGCCTGAATGCTGAGCTCAAAAAGACACCGAGCCAGCTCCAGGCGTTCGGACAGGACATGCAGGCGGCTGGAAAGAAAGCGGAGGCAGTCGGGAAAGCGGTCAGCAAAGTGGGCGCGACGCTCACAAAAGCTGTGACGGCGCCGGTGGTGGCGCTTGGCACGGCGGCGGTTAAAACGACTGCAGACTTTGACGCTTCCATGAGCAAGGTCAGGGCGGTGTCCGGGGCGACTGGATCACAGTTCGAGGCGCTGAGAGCCAAGGCCCGCGAGATGGGCGCCCAGACGAAGTTCTCGGCGTCTGAAGCAGCCGACGCGATGAACTACATGGCGATGGCGGGCTGGAAGACAGAAGACATGCTGAGCGGCGTCGAGGGCATCATGAGCCTGGCTGCAGCCTCCGGCGAAGATCTCGCGACAACGTCCGACATCGTGACGGATGCGCTGACAGCATTCGGCAAATCCGCAAAGGATTCCGGAAGGATGGCAGACATCATGGCGGCGGCGTCATCCAATGCAAATACCAATGTGGCGATGATGGGCGAGACGTTCAAATACGCCGCGCCTGTCGCCGGAGCCCTTGGCATATCGATGGAAGACACGGCTGTCGCGGTCGGCCTCATGGCCAATGCCGGGATCAAGGCATCGAATGCGGGCACAGCTCTGCGGACGGGCCTTTCCAGGATGGTCGGACCGACTAAGCAGTCCAAGGAAGCGATGGAGAAATACAACATCGCAGTCAAGACAAATGCCGACGGATCCGTAAATCTGCGGGAGACGATGCAGTCGCTTCGAAAGAAGATGTCGCAGCTCTCGGAGACGGAACAGACGGCGGCGGCGAAGGCAATCTTTGGCGCAAATGCCTATGCCGGATGGCTCGCGGTCATCAATGGTTCTGATGACGACTTCGAAAAGCTGACGAGCGCGATCGACAACTCTTCCGGAACAGCAAAGCGCATGGCTGAGATCATGCAGGACAATCTTTCTGGACAGATTACAATTCTTAAATCGCAGGTCCAGGAACTGGGCATCTCGTTCGGAGATATCCTCGTTCCGCATATCCGGAAAGCTGTAGAAGTGGTCCAGAATACGGTCGATGCATTCAATTCGCTCGACGACTCCGAAAAGGAACAGATCGTCAAGCTGGCTGCGATCGCAGCGGCAGCGGGCCCGGTCCTCACGATCGGCGGGAAGCTTATCTCAACAGGCGGCGCGCTGATCACGACCGGCGGGCAGTTGATCACGCTCCTTTCCGGCGCGGGAGCCGCGGCGGAAGCGGGAGCCGCGGGCGTAGGCCTTCTCGGCGGAGCGATGGCAGCGCTTCCGGTAGTTGGAGCCATTGCAGGAATCGCGGCGCTGGCGGCGATCGTGTACAAGCTCAGCAAAGATGCGGACGGCACGCAGGGGAGCATGGTAAATCTCAGCTCCCAGATGTCGGAGCTCCAAAGGAGTTCTGACCTGACAAAATCCTCACTCGATAAAGCTGTCGACGGGATCAAGGATCTTGCTGCGGAAAACGACAATGCGCTTGCGAAAACAGAGGCGGCCGCGAATCTTGCGGGAAGATATGCCGATGAACTGGCGGAGCTCGACAAGAAGACAACGAAGACATCAGCTGACCAGGCGAAGATGCAGGTCATCGTCTCGAAGCTCAATAAGATCTATCCGAATCTCAACCTGAGCATTGACGAAACGACCGGAAAACTGAATATGTCCACAGATGCGCTGAAGGCCAACATCGAGCAGATGAAGATCCAGATGAAGATCGCGGCGTATCAGGACTATATGACAGAGCAGATGAAAAAGCTCGTCGAAGTTGAGACCAAAGTTGTTGAAGCCGAGACCAAAAAGTCGGAAGCGTTTGAAAAGAGCGCGGAAGCGGCAAAGAGGCAGGATGAAATACAGGCGGCGCTCAAGGCTGAGCAGGAAGAACTCGCTGAAGCTACGAAAGCGCTTGACGAAGTCCTCAAAAAAGAAGGTGCGACAGCGGAAGAAATCGCGGCAGCGGAAGCAAGAATGCAGGAAGCAGGCGCGGCAGTAAACGACGGCATGGTCAACCTGAACGGGACCATGGTCGACGTAACGCAGGCAATGTTCGACGCGGCTGACGCGCAAAGGACCGCGGAGTCTACGATGTCGACTCTCGACCAGACGATCAGGGAGGGAGAAGAGGCTGCGGCCGGCCTGAACGAAGGCATCGACACGAATGTGCAGAAGATCACAGAGCTCAGCGCAGAAGCCGACAAGATGGTCGACTCCATGACCGGCGCCGCGGGTGCGGCGGATGGAATGTCCGATGCGATCACAGCGACGGGCGAAGCAGCTGACGGAGCAGCAGGCGCGATCGACGAAGCGACGGAAGAAATTCAGAAGTCGTGGGAGAAAGCGTACGAGTCCGCCAGGGAATCGGTCATGGAACAGGGGAGCATCTTCGATGAGCTGAGCGAGAAAGCGACGACCAGCATTGAGCAGATGCGCGAAAACCTTGAAAAACAGATCGAGTCCTATAGGAGCTGGAACGAAAATGCCACGTTCCTAATGGGAAGAACGGAATACTCAACGAACGAGAACTTTCGCAACATGGTCAATTATGTCGTCTCAGCCGGCCAGAGCATGTCGCCGGAGCTCCAGGCGATCGTAGACGCATATCAGAGCGGAGACGAGTCGCTTACGGCGATCACGGAAGACTACGGAACGATGTCGAGGCTTGCGGATGACGTGGCGACAACGACAGCTGACGCTGTGACGGCGGCAGAATACGGCCTCGAAGGACTGGAAACTGCATTCGGAGACAGCTTCGCGGCGGCGGCAAAAACAACCGAAAGCCGGGCAAAAGAGCTCCCTGCATCGGCGGCGTCGGGAATCAGCAGCGGGCAAGGCAAATTCAAGTCAGCGGCAAAATCGACCGCAAACGGCGGCGCGAGCGAATTCTTCCACGCGATTCTGATCAATAAAGCGATGGCATCGAGCGCTTCCAGGGAGCTCGTCACGGCATCGGCGGAGTCCATAGAGAATACAAAACCGCAGGTCGCAAACGCAGGAAAAGCGACGGGAATTGAAGGCGGCAAACAGCTTGTAGCAGGCGCGAACTCTCAGAAGACGATGGTTTCAACTGCGGGCAGGTCGTTGGGCGTCACATTTGCTGAAGCGATCAAAGGGACAAAAGAGACTGTTACTTCGAACGCAAAAGCGGTAGGCCATGAAGGCCGGAACATAGCTGTCGAATCCAACGCACAGAAAGAAACGGTAAAGGGCGCCGGCGAGGCGCTTGGAAAAACATACGCGGACGGCATAACCTCCAAAAAGGAAACGGTAAAAGAAGCCGGAAAGGGAGTCGCGCAGGCAGGGAAAGACGGCATCAACGCTGTCAGCACAGCCAGCGCGAAAGAATGGGGCCAGCACCTTGGCCAGAACCTTGCAGACGGCATCTGGGATAAATACGACGCGGTAAAGAAGGCAGCGGAAGCGCTTGCATCGGCAGCGGCCGATCCGCTGAAGCACTCAACGCCCAAAGAAGGTCCTCTGATGCACGACGATGTATGGGGCCTGCATTTAGCCCAGAACTTTGCCGACGCGATGATCGCCGGCAAAGCAACCGTCAAAGCGGCGGCGCTGGAGCTGGCGGCGGAGGCCAATGTTCCCACGTACACGGATCCTGTTTCGGTATCCGGGAAAAGGTCGCTATCAGAAACAATACAGCAGAGCATCAGCGTCAGCCCGTTAGGCGGGCTGGATCCTGAGAGGATCTATGAAGCAGTCCGCGCCGGCGCCTCATCGATCACATTGCAGATCGGGGACAGGGAGCTCGGCAGGGTACTCAGAGATATGGGGGTAGTATTTGCATGAAATCTGTAGTGCTGACATACACAGGATCATCCGGCAATGTCTACGACCTCAAGACCAAAGGACTGATCCGTACAAAAACGGCCAATTTTCATACCTATGAGTGGAAGATGGACGTCACGAAGCAACAGTACGGCGTGACGGTGGACAGGTTCACCAGGGACCCGGCGACCTATCAGGCCGTGCTGATCTTCGACGGAAGCTATGAAAGCAACAAGGAAATGCTCGAACGGCTCCATGCTGATTTCGAGCGGGATATTCTTAACAATACGCCCGGGAAGCTGACATGGGGAGACTGCAGCATCGACACGTTCGCATACTATTCATCGACTGAGCCGGGTGACACCAAGCCGGATGCGAAGAACACGGTGAAATTCTATTGCCCCAGGCCCTTCTGGGTACAGGAAAAGAAGATCTCTATTTTCGCTCACACGCCGGAGATCCTCGAGACGGATAAGGCATACGACTATCAGTACGATTACTCATACGTCGGAATGCTCGACCAGAGGGTGAGATTCGACACGAAGCACTATGCGGAAAGTGACTTCCGCATAGTGGCATACGGGCCGTTCTCGTTATTTAACGTCAATATCAGCGGCAACATATACCGCGTGGAATACGAGATCTCGGCCGCCGAGGCCATGATCATAGACAGCAGACAGAAAGGCATGTACAAGGGCGAAGCCTATGTGCTGAAGTCTGACGGCTCGGTGGCGAACGTGTTCGATTACCGCTCGCCTTCCTACCAGCTGTTCAAAAGACTGCCTGCAGGGATCCTGACGATTGACTATTCCAGGACATACGGAATAGATCTGTCAGTATTTATCGAAAGGAGTGAGCCGATTTGGAACTCATCGCAATAGACGCGCAGCTCCACGAGATTGGGTATCTCGTGACCGACGTGGACATTGAGGTGGGGACGTCGGCGGCGCTTAACAATTTTGAGATGAATATCCCGCCGATTGAAGCGGCGGGATTCTACGCCGAGGGGACAGAGTATGGCGGGTTCTTTGAATACATTTCAGAAAAATCAGGGAGCAGCACGGCGAAGCGCAAAGGCTGGACGTGGCGCGGGCTCCTGTCACAGGATATCATCGAGCCGCCGGAAGGAAGCGACTACAGGATCGTGAGCGGTGACGCGAACGCGGTCCTGAGCAGCCTGCTTGCCAATGTCCTTGGCGGCTTTTTTGTCGTTCCGGACACTGTTTCGGGATGCACGATAAACAGCTACCAGTTCCCCCTTTACGTCAACCTTCTGGACGGTATTTCCGACATGCTCGCCGAATACGGATACAGACTGAGTATTCATGCAGAAAAACCTGCAGCCGGCGATCCTGTTGCGGTGACGGTGGAAGCTGTGGAAGCGGAAACGGTAGGCGGCACAGCCAACGAAGACAGCCCGTATGAGATCACGATCACCGACGACCACATGGGCATCAATCACCTGGTATGCATGGGTGCCGGCGAACTGCAGAACCGGCAGCGTGTGGATCTGTACGTCGGCCAGGACAGCGAGGTAAGCGAGATACAGTATTTTACCGGGTTTTCGGAGAGGAAAGCCTATTACGACTATGGCTCGGTGGAATCGCTGGATGAGCTGAAAAAGCATGGAACAAAGCGCCTGAAAGAACTGGCGTCGTCGAAAAAGGTGGAGGTCAGCGCGAAAGCGGGACAAAGCATCGAAGTCGGCGACAAGGTGCAGGCAGCTCTGAGAGGCAATGTGGTGGTAACACCGATCGTCCGGAAGATCGTGAAGATCTCGCAGGGAGTCGAGTCGGTGAATTACAAGACGAGTAAGGAGACATGAGATGGCAGTATTGATAAACGGGGACGGATACAGCCCGGTCACGGCCCAGCAGGACGCGGACTTCTTCGCCGGTATTTTCGGCCAGGATCTCAGCGTTCTGGACGTGGGCAGCAACATGGCTGCGTCTATTATAAGCGCGACATGCGTCAGGATCGCGGACGGAGAGGCGATCGTCCAGGGCCGCCGCATCCACAATGACGTCGGCACTTATGACGATTTCGACATCCCTGTCGGCTCGCAGGGGGCGACGAAGCACTATATCATCGGCTACGAGCTCTACAGGGATACGGATACAAAAGAAAAGTGCAGAACATTCGTCCAGGAAGTGGCATCTGCCACGGCGACGATCTCGCAGTCAGTGATCCGGGACGGAGCTACAAGCGCGAAGATCTCAATGTACCGCGTGCTCAAGGAGGGCGTCAACATTGAGAGCGTGACGCCGATGTTCAGCGTGCGAACAGCGCTTGCCAATAACTACCCGGTCGGCGCCATCTACATGTCGGTGAACTCGACGAATCCGGGAACGATATTCGGCGGGACATGGGAAGAGATTCAAGGGAAATTCCTGCTCGGAAGATCAGCTGACCATGCGGCCGGATCGAACGGCGGCGCGGAGACTGTGGAACTGATACCGAGCCAGCTCCCGGCGCACCATCATACGCTGACGCCGCATACACATACAGGAACGACAGCGGAATCCGGGAACCACAGGCACCAGGTCAACAGACGCAAGACCGGATCTACAGGAACCGCGCGGTATGCGATTGAAGGAGACGACGCGAACGGCGGATGGACGGAATACGGCGGCAAGCACACGCATACATTCACGACGAACAACGGAGGCGGAGGACAGACGGGAGATTCCGGAAGCGGGAGTCCCATCACCATCATGCCTCCGTTCCTGTCTGTGTATATGTGGGTGCGGGTCGCGTAAGGAGGAATGATAAATGTCTACAACAACATGGACACCGATACCGGGATATGAGCAGACCGACTTCACAGAACAGCTGACGTTCGAATTCGTCCATAGCACGAAGAAGATCGAGCCACTCCGCGAACAGACGCTCGTCACCGGCGAGAAAAATTCGCAGTACATCAAGTTCATGACGAAGCGCTATTTTGATGGAATCGACCTTGTGGGCAAAGAGATCCAGGTGATCTTCCTGTCGCCGGGAGACTACTCGGACATTGATACGGTGGTCGACGCAGAATACGATGACGAGTGGGTCCGGTTCGGCTGGATCGTTCCGGAAGGGGCGTGCACCGTCGAGGGGATGATGTGCTTTTCGATCGAATTCGTTGATGACGACTACATATTGAAGTCGCAGAAATACGAGCATCCTGTCGTAGAAGGTCTCAACGGTGCGGAGGTCGTACCGGAACCGATCGAGCAGGCGTGGTACATCGAGCTCCAGGAACGCTGCGCGAGGACGCTGGCCAAAGCGGAAGAAGCGGAAGAGTCCCTGGATGAGATCATTGCCGCCAAAGAAGCGGTCGAAAATGAGATCGAAGCGTTCGGAGGAACGCCGCTCGTGGCACTCACGGCAGCAGACATGACGAATACCGCAAAGGTATATGTCTATGCGGGCTCTGAGACGGGCTATACGGCGGGAGACTGGTATTACTACGACGGCGCGCAGTGGCAGGACGGAGGCGTCTACAGCGCCGCTGTGGTGGTCACAGATAACACTCTTTCGGTCGAAGGAGCGCCGGCAGACGCGAAGGCGACAGGCTTAGCGATCAACGCGGCGGCGGTGGATCCTTCCAAGCTGAGCCTCGTGCAGGATCCTGAGACGCTGGAAGTCTATCCGGCCTACAACGGGACGGCGAGCGGGAACGGGATCGAGATCGAATATCCTGCGGTACAGAGGGCAAATGTGGCGGCAGACGTGGAGGCGGCCCTTGCAAAGGCCGATACGGCCATGCAGCCGAATGTATACGACCCTGCAGGCTACGGCGCGAGGGAGAGCCCTGTGGACCCGTACTCTTTTGCGCAGGCGCAGGGGGACGTCACAATCAGAAGGCTCCGCGCGATGGATTCCGCGGCGAGCGTTCCGGTAGGACCGCAGAGCTTTACGATCACGGACGATCACGGAACGCAGTTCACATATGCCGGTATCGACGCGGCACTGGCGGGAGCATATGCGCTGTCCAACACGAGGGCGGCGGCACTGATCGCGGCGGAGCTCGCCGGGTACTCACCGATCAACATCCAGGTATGCACGCCGGAAGAGTTCGCGGCGATCGTACAGGGGGAAGGGGCAGAGCGGACCTTCTACCTCGTGCAGAAGGAAAATGGATACGAGAAATACTGGTATGTCGATGATGGGGAAGGTGGCCACATGTGGGACAGCTTCGGGTCATCGTCGACGCTGGTCGTTTCAGCGCTTCCGGAAACAGGGGATCCCGATGTGGATTACATCCTGGACGCCAACGATGATTATCAGTATTACAAGTGGATCGACAATTCGTGGAAGCTGATTGCCGGAACGAATTCCGTGACGGTCAACTACACGCACAACATCGATTATGTGGGTACGGGAGCACCGGAGGCAGCGGGAGAGACGGGGAAATACTATCTCGACACTGCGACGCTCAAGACCTATGTGTCGGACGGTTCGCAGTGGACTCTGGCGGATACGCTGGTTTCTAATCCCTCGTCCACGAAGGATTATTTCGTAAAAGGCACGAACGGAACGGCTTATTTCCATTTCCGTTACAACGGCACCGCATTTGCCATGATTGGTTCCGACGCCTACTCCAAAAAAGAGACGGAAGACCTGATCGACGACAAGATCGCGTCGATCGCCGGAAGAGTGGCCACCGTAGAAGGCGGCATCTCAGACTTGACGACGAGGATGAACAACCTCGACAACCTGGTCAAGGATGTGACCATCAATGCGTCAAAGACGGTGCTGACGATCACCTATATGGACGACTCGACGTCGACTATTGAGCTCGACACCGGGACGGACCTCGATTCGGCAAAATACAATGAGAACGACGATTACTACCTGCGCTTCTACGATTCCAACGGCAATGAGCTGGAAGACCTCGCGGTCATGATCACCGGCGGAGGCGGAGGCGGCGGGTCGACCGGCGGAACCGCATCCATCGGACGCGTGACCGGCTCCAATGTCCAGACGATCTACGGCGACGAATGCACGATCGACTACACGGTCATGGCCATGGACTCTTCCGGTGACGCTGTTGGTGCAGGCGTGGGAACGCTCTACATCAACAATGTGGAGGTTCTTTCCGGATTCTCTGTGCTGACATCGGAGATTGGAGCGCGCAACAGCATCGAGGTCGGCGAATACCTGGCGGTCGGATCCAATGCGGTGAAGATCGCGGTCAGCGTCGACGTCGGCGGCGAGACGAATTTCGTGGCGACAAAGACGTGGAGCGTGAACGCGATCAACATGTATCTCACATGGAACTACACGGACTCGCAGATCAACTACGCGGCGGCTACGGACTACTACACACCCTACGGTGCGCTGCAGAAGACGATCTACACGTTCATCGATGTGGATCCCATGAACTTCAATCCGTCGATCGTGGACGCGCTGCCTGACACAAGCGCGCAGGATTTTGACCCGGATGAAGTAAAGGGTATCAACTACTTTGTCGAGGAAGACGGAGAATGGGCACATTATGTTTGGGACGACACGGAGGAGGACTTCGTGCCTTGCGCCGGCGCAATTCTCAATGTAAATACGACCACAAGATCAGGCGTGCAGCAGGCGCTCACGATCCCGATGCAGGAACACGGCTCTCACGCGATCGTCAGGTACATGACCGGCACCGTCAACGGGGAAGAGATCAAGACCGCGCAGCAGGCCCACGACATGATCTTCGTCGAGGCCGGCGAGACGGATCCCGTCATCGCGGTATCCTTCAACACTGCGAAGATGACGCAGTACAACACTGTTCAGATCCCGATCGTGGTTTACAATCCTTCCTCGACATCCTCAACAGTCGTCCTGAAGGAAGACGGGAACACGGTCTCGACATGGACAGGCGTCGACCGCTCGGTCCACTACTGGAACTATTCGCCGACGACCTACGGCACGAAGACGCTGACGATCACCTGCGGCACGACGGTGAAGACGATCATCATCGAAGTGGAACAGCTCGACATCGATGAGGCGGAAGTGACCGGCTATGACTTCCGGTTCAAAGCCTCCGAGATGGCGACAAATGCTGCAGTACAGGCGTGGAGCGATTCATACACGCCTGCCGGCGGCAATGTACCGCAGTCGGTGTACTTCACATTCTCACAGAATTTTGACTGGGTGAATGGCGGACTCCACACGGAGCTCGACGAAGACAACCACCTGCGCCAGTATCTCTGCGTGAGGGCGGGCACGTCGTTGACGATAAATTATCCTCTGTTCGGGAACAATTACGATCCGAAACAGTACGGCAAAGCCTTCAAGTTTATCTACAAGGCGGTCAACTGCCGCACATATGACGCGCAGGTCCTGAGCTGCATGGACGAGAGCGTGGGCAATAACGGCGTCGGCCTGGTGATGACAGCCAACGAGGCGGAGCTGCACTCGGCGAACAACTCCATCGACTCGCATTACTGCAAAGATTCCTACATGGAATTTGAGTTCAACATCCATCCTGTAGGGGAATACAGATACCTGCAGTTCTGGATGGACGGCGCGCCGGAATGCTCGAAGCTTTACGATTCCGGAGACTCCATGCAGCAGGTGACGCCTGTCGGCATCACGATCGGCTCGCCGGACTGCGACGTCTACATCTACATGATCAAGGCGTATCCGACCTACCTCAGCAATGAGAATATGCTGTCCAATTTCATCATGGACGCTCCGAACGCCTATGAGATGGTGGACAGGTTCAACCGGAATGACGTTCTGAACGCTTCCGGCGAAGTGGATTACCAGAAGCTCGCGAACGCGAATCCTGATCTCCATATCATCCTGCTCGATCTGAACAGGATGACGACCGGCAAGAAGGACAACGTGGTCGCGAATACCTTCCGGCACATTTACAACCGGGGCGGGCAGGGAGAGTGCTTCACGGTGGCCAACGCCTGCGTGACCGTACAGGGAACATCCTCGGTCGGATACCTCGAGTCCGCGGGCAACATGGATATCAACTTCAAAGCTGGCCGCGTATTCACCAGCGACAACGAATCATACACGACGGGCACGATCGCCTTCGACGACGGAAGCAGCTCAAACAAGGGCTACTCCATCTCCGAGAATGCGATTCCGGTCGACTACCTCAACGTCAAGGTGAACGTCGCGTCCTCTGAGAACGCGAACAACGCCAACATCGCTGACTGGTACAACCAGTATCAGCCCTGGAGGAGCCCGGCGCGTCAGAAAAATGCCAAGGCGAGGGATACGATCGAGTTCGTCCCCGGCGTGGTGTTCATCCGCGACAGGTCCGGAAATCTTTTCGGAGGGGAAACTTCCGGATATCACCTGTACGGCATCTGCGACATCGGAAACTCTAAGAAGAACACGAAGGTCTTCCATGACACGTCGAATCCGATCGCATGCTGCGTGGAAGTGTCCAATAACACTTCCCTCCCCTGCTTGATGTCTTCCAAGACATACGAGTGGAACGCAGACGACGAGGCAACAGTGCAGGAAATCGTAGACGGAGAGCTCGTGGACCAGACGGTCTTCGAATTCCGCTATGTGGGCGACCATGTGACGGAAGCAAAGAACGCATGGGATAGATTCGTGGCATTCCTTTACGACCACAATCCGAACCTCGCGACAGGAAACGCGCTTCCGGAATCCGTGACGTTCGGCGCCTATACATTCAAGGGCAGCGGGCATTACGACACGTCGGATTATGACGACGACAATGTGTGCTACCTTTACGGGTACGGCTACCCGGCGCAGTGGGGCTATGCTCCGTCTGACTATGTGGCCGACGGCACCGCGGAGATCTGTTATTACTACATCAACATGAGTAACAACAAGATCTACAGCAGCAACGGTTACGGATGGACAGAAGGCCTGGAGCTCGACTGGATCCCAGATACGACTAACGTACTCAGAGGAACTACAGTCGGCACCTACGCCGGAACGTACACGCACGACACGGCAAACTACCGCATGGCGTATCTCCTGGAGCATTGCGAAGAGTACATGGTGATGGATCCTGTGATCTACCACTTCATCTTCATCGAGTCGTTCCTTATGACGGACAACGTGGCCAAGAACACATTCTGGTCATCGGACGACCTGGTACATTGGGAGCCGTCGAAGGACTACGACAACGACACGGCACTCGGCAATGACAACGTGGGCGGCCTGTCCTTCACCTATGGCCTTGAGACCGATGACACAGTCGGCGCCTCCTATGTGTTTAATGCGCACGACGCGGCATGGATCACGTTCGCACGCGGCCTGTTCCCGGCGTGCCAGACGATGTACCGCAACAGGGAGTCGGCGGGGTGTTTCAATACCGCGAACTTCCTGAAGAAAATGAGAGACTGGCAGGCTACACGCCCGGAAAGAGTGTGGGTAGCGGATGCGCAGCGGAAGTACCTGAGGCCCTACGAGGACAACGGCACGACCACGTATCTCGACATGCTCGCCGGCCGGAAGATCCACCAGAGGGAACAGGTTAAGACATACAACGCATATTACTATGCGTCCAAGTATGTTTCTGACCTCTGCACATCGCAGAACATCATGGTCCGCGGCAATACTCCGACATCAGGCGAAAGCATCGAAGTGGTGCCGCCGGCCAACACCGCGAAGGTCTCGATGTACATCGACTGCTATATCGTCGTAGCTTCTACGAGCTACAACGTCGTAGCAAAGACCAAAGCAAAGCGCGGCCAGGTGTACACGATGGACTTTTCCACGATCGGCGCCATGGGTGAGACGGAGCTGTACTTCTGCACGGCGCCGATGATCACGGAGCTGTCAGATCTTGCACACCTGTATTTCAAACAGAACAATTTCTCGATGGCGTCCAACCTGCAGAGGCTGGAGATCGGTTCCGGCGTGGCCGGATATGAGAACCCGAACCTGCAGGGCCTCACGATCGGGAACAATGCGATGCTGGAATATCTTGATGTCAGGAACTGCCCGAACGTCACCGGCGCGCTCGACCTTTCCGGATGCGTATCTCTTTCGGAAGTGTACCTGGAGAATACGAGATTCACCGGCATCACGTTCGCCAAGGGCGGGCTTCTGGAAGTGGCCCACCTGCCGGAGCCGACGGCGATCACACTGAGAGGACTGATTTATCTCTCAGACTTGACGCTCGAAAGCGCCGACAACCTCACCACATTGAGGATTGAGGACTGCGATTTTGACAGCGCTGCAGAGCTCACGATAGATGGCGTGACGACCACACAGGGAGACGAAGATTTCGTCATCACATTGATCGATGCGGCCGGCAACCTTTCCCGCGTGAGGCTCACCGGCGTCGACTGGACGCTGACAGACACGTCGCTGCTTGATAAGCTACTCAACATGGCCGGTATCGACGACGATTCGTTCGACATTGCGCAATCGGTGCTGCAGGGCCAGGCATACGTCCCTGTGATGCGCTCGGGTCTTTTGACGGTGTATAACGAGGCGTGGGAATACCTGACGCTCACCTATGACACGATGGTGACGCAGTATCTCACAACATGGCTCAACGGGGACGGCTCGCCGATCCTCGATAAGCGCGGGAACGCGTATGTGCAGTGGGTGGACTCCGGATCCGCACCGTACAACCCTATCACGATGGGATATACCATTGAGATCTCGGGCAGCGGGAATCCGGATGCGGCCGGCTATGACGCAGGGGACTATGAGGGAGATTACTACCTCGACGTCACCAACGGCATCATATACGGCTCCGATGGGACGTCCTGGAGCGTAGCGGCGCACAGCGACATCCTCACGCCTTCCATGGCGTCGACAGACCAGTATGATTACACGTTCACCGGGTTCGATGACCTGTCGACTGTGATCACTGCACGGACCATCAATGCCACATACACGGAGACAACGAGGTCCTACACGGTCAACTTCTGGGCCCGTCTTGGCGTGCTCTCAGAGACGTTCACGGGGCAGGAATATGGCTCGGAAGTTGTCCCGACGATCAGGCCCACGAGGACGGATGGAGAATCGAACAACATCTACTACGTCTTCAAGGGATGGGACAAGAGCACCGGCTTCGTCCGCGGCAACATGGATGTGTTCGCTGTGTGGGAAACGATGTCTCAGTTCCCCGCGGTCGGTACCGACATGGACGACATGAGCGTGGCGGAGATCTACGGCATCAGAAAAGCCGGCCTCCAGGATACCTACTGGACGGACGGCGACTATGTGGACATCATGCTCGGTCACGATCCGGAATTCTCCAACGTGGATACCATCGAGATAGGTAAGGACGTTACACTCACCGGGATCGCAAGAGACCAGTATGTGAGCGGCGGCCACTATTTTGACGGAGCGAGCGCATTTACGACGGGGATCAAACTGTTCGATGCGGATGCGCCGGCCTTCACGATGGCGATTGATTTCCAGCTGAATTCGGCGACGTCCGGCGCAACACTGATCTCCACGCACGAAGGAACGACGGCGGAAGGATTCCGCTTCTATTACAACGGATCCGTGCCGACGATCCAGTGGGGCGATCAGTCCGTGACGGTCGGATACCAGAAGTACAGGGACATTGTTGTTATCCGGCACCCGAAAGGGAGCAGGTACCTGTATGTCTACTCTGCCGGCGCGTTGGCAGCAGACAGATTTGCAGACACGGTTACGAAAACTACACTGCTCAGGACCAATGCGACGCTTACAGATGAGCCGCTTACGTTCGGAGCACGCAGGTATTCGACCGGATTCCGTGATTACGGGAAAGGCACACTGCACTGGTGTAAAATCTGGCTCGACGACCTCGGCGACGCCATGGCAGAGAAAATGGCCATGTGGCCAAGGGAAGTCATGCGGGCGGAATATTGGGGCAAGAACAAATACTACCTCAAGAATTCAAACGTCCCCTGCGGCGCGAGCTTTATTGCAAACAGCATCCTCGGCGGCATAAAAGGAAGAGGCATCAGACACCATTCGTCGGCGACAAACGCCGGAGGATGGCATGCGTCTGATATCAGGCCGTTCCTGGCTGGCCGCATGTACAAGGCGTTCCCGGAGACCTGGCAGTCGATTATGGCGGAGGTCGAGATCAGGGCGACGGCAGGAAATCAGTCAACGGAAATCATAACAGATTACGAAAAGATTTACCTGCAGAGCACGCGCGAGATCGGCAACACGACGACTGCAGCGGGATATATCGAGGAAGTCGGCGTTTCGACAGACCCGATCAGCTGGATGAACAAGGACCTGCAGAGGTTCAAATTCCAGGGCATCTTCCGCGAATACGAGGGCGTAGCCACGATCTACAAGGAAACGACGGATCCTGCGGCGCTGTATCAGACGGATATCGCGCCTGGCACGATTTGGATCAAGACAAACGATTCGAACATCGGCAGGATCTTTGTTCCGCAGGGCTTGCTCGACCAGTACGGCATCACCGCAGACATTGCGGCAGATTCGAACTATGCGCAGGGCGGATGGATCACGGCGAGGTACTGGTGGCTGCGTTCGGCTTACTTGGCGAACTCGACGAACTTCCTCTATTGCGGCACGAACGGCGGCCCTGCCAGCTACGGCAGCGCGGGCAACGTCTATGGCTTGCTCCCCGGCTTCTCCATCTGAGAAAAGCACAGCCTGGAGCATGAGACAAAACAACATTCAGGGACTTATCGGGCGGCCGTGACCGCCCGATACCCTGCGGTTTGATATGAGTGTAATTAAATCCAAAAGAGACGTATCGAGATACGACTACGCATACAGATTCATCCGGCTTTATGAATACACGGAAGAAAAGCTGTCCAAGATGGCAAAGCGGAAGTATCACTGGCTCGCGGCGCCGATCGCGGCAAAGATGAACCGGATGCGCGATGAGATCATGCAGATCTTCGACCCGTATTACGAAAACGGAAAGACGCTGCAGGAACAGTGCCTTTCCGTGATCATGGGACTTCTCAGCTTACAGAAACCATTACTGGCACTATGGAACATAGAAGGCTATACGGAAAAGAGAATGGAGAAATGGATATCGCTCATCGAAATGGAAATAGATCTCCTTGCGGATCTTGGAGGATTTAAGAAAAGAGAAAGCTACATGTTCATCCTGGATTATGAAGCGGTCAACCGGCTCGACTGTTTTGGCAACATGTCGCGGCTCCATAAGATGATCTACACGAAGTCGATATCACTGCCGGGATACTGCAGGGAGACAAAGGGATCCTATCTCATGGAGCTGGCGGATACGGCACTCTATCACATGGCCAGAGGGAATCAGAAGATCCCGGAAACAAAAGAAGAATACGAAAACAGGAAGAAAGACTTCTCGCGGGCAATGAACTGCATCCGCAGCATGGAACAGCCAATGTTTGCGGTCTTCAACCTGATGAACTATTCGAACGAAACAATGGAAGAAATCGCAGCTCTGATCACGGAGACAGGAAAGCTCCTGAAAGGGCTGATGGATTCTGACGAAGAGCGTTTCGGCGCTCTTCCATAAAAGGTTATGTTCTGAACAATAGGTCTTGCGTTCGGCTAACTTGGCGAACTCGACGAACTTCCTCAATTGCAACACGAACGGCAACCCTGCCAACAACAACAACGCGAACAACGTCAATGGCTTGCTCCCCGGATTCTTCATCGTGGCAGTAACCCATAAAGGGCGAAAACATTTGATCGATAGGAGAAGGAGAACATAACCTCTCAGCATCAGCTGATAAATAGTGCGGCGCCTGACTAAGGCGTCATGGCGGCGGCCACCATGATTTCAGACTGCGTGCAATGCTGGAAACGGCATGACCTGCGCGGCAACTGCTCCGCGCCGGAACAACGCAGCCTGATCAGCGTGATGACAGCAGATTCAAGAAGACACGCACATGGCTCACGTTTTATGAGAAAGAAACTAAGGGCACGGAAGAAAATCGAAAGAGACATATACAGGAAACGGCAGAAAACGCTTGCAGAGAAAGAAACGTACACGCCAGACAAAGTGTTTAAATACGAACACTTTATAAAGAGCGCTGCGAAGAGCGAACACGGCGTCAGCTGGAAGGCAAGCGTGCAGCTCTACATGATTTATCCGATATCAAGGACCTATGGCGACCACAAGAGGATAAAGGCTGGCAAGGTGCCGAAATGCTACTCAGGCCGGGAAGTTGCGATCGTGGAACGTGGGAAAACGAGGATCATCACACCGATCCACATAAAGGACAGAGTTGTGCAGAAAGTGCTCTGCACTTATGCCTTGCTTCCGGTCTTCACGAGGAAGCTAATCTATGACAACGGCGCGAGCCTCAAGGGAAAGGGCGTGGGATTCACCCGGGAAAGGATGGAGAAACACCTGAAGAGGGCGGCAAGGAAATTCGGTCAGGACTTCTATGTCATGACATTCGACTTCAAAAATTTCTTTGGATCCATCCCGCACAAACTCTGCAGGAAGATCCTTGAACGCTACTTTTCGGAAGACCTCGTGGAAACCGCGATGGAGATCATTAAGAATCCGCTCAGAGGAAAGGCGAGGAAACTTGTCGACAGGAAAGAAGCGAAACGGAGGCTGAAGGAGCTGACAGAAGACAGGGCCTGCGGCATCTGCCTCGGAAGTGAGGAATCGCAGGACATGGCATTGATCGTTCCGAACGACATCGACCACTACATCAAAGATGTCGCCCGCGTGAAGCTGTACAGCAGATACATGGACGATGGCGTATTGTTTGCGAAGACCAAGGAAGAGCTGCAGGACATCTACGAGGCAATGAAGCAAATTGCTGATAGCCTCGGCCTGAGATTCAACGAAAAGAAGACCCGCATCGCCAAAGCACGCAAGGGATTTACGTTCATGAAGGTGAAATACCGCGTCACAAAGACAGGAAAGATCGTCAAAAGACTGACCAGGAAAGGAATCATCCGGATGCGGCGAAAGCTGAAGAAATTCAAAAGGAAGATGGACCGGGGAGAGATCACAATCCGGAACGTCTATGATTCCTTCCAGTCGTGGCGCGCACATGCAAAGGTAGCGGATTCTTACAGAACTGTTAAGAACATGACAAAACTATATATTAAACTGTTCGGCGGCGAGAGCCTTCGAAAAGGAGGAAAAGCAGGATGTATTACAAATTGATCCAGGGGAAGAACATTATCGGAATCATCGCGAGCATCGACTTCCGGAAATATCAGGAGAAACACAAGAGGATCCTGTTTGCCGACGAAGAGACGGGGCAGTTCGTGGAGTATAAAGAAAAATACTACCGCGACGACTGGCTCCGCGCGCTTCCGGAAGCGACGGTGAGGACGGACTACGCTGCGATCGTCAGGATCGAATTCGAGGAATACAGCGCACTCGCAGAAGCATTCCTGGCAGAGGAAGAGATTGAGATCCCGGAAGAGCCTGCAGAAGAACCCACGCCGGAACCACAGACAGAGGATCCCGATGTCACCCTCGAATTTGTCAAGGAAGCTAAGATCAAGCAGATGTCGAGGATCTGCGAGGAAACCATCAAAAGAGGCTTCGACGTTACACTGTCAGACGGGAAACCACATCATTTCTCCCTGGAACTGGAAGACCAGCTGAAGATCCAGGCGCTCGCGTTGAAAGCGCAGTCAGGGGACCAGATGCTCTACTGGCACCCGGACGGCGAGCTTTGCACATTCTACAGCGCGGCAGACGTAATGAAGATCTATGGAGAGTTGGAGAGGATCCAGACGATGCAGACGACCTATTTTAATAGCCTGAAATACTATATCAACAGCCTGCAGACAATCGAGGACGTCTCAGCCATCGCATACGGAACACCGATCCCGGAACAGTTCCAGTCAGAGGTGCTCCGCTATCTGCTCACGCAGGGAGGCACGACATGAAGACTGCAAAGAGCCTGACGCTGTACGGCGCAGGATTCTGCGCATTTATCACGATCGAGGTCCTGTTCAGAGGATACAGCTATCCTGTATCGGGAGTCATGGGAGGCTTCGCGGTGATCATGCTCGACGGGATCAATGACGAAATGTCGTGGGATTTAGACCTCGCGCTGCAGGCGCTGATCGGAGGTGCCCTTATAACACTCATGGAAGCGGGCGTAGGCATTATCATGCTGTGCGTGCCATGGGTACCGCGGATGTGGGACTACTCCGACATTCCCTTTAATATCGCAGGGATCATTTGCCTCCCGTTTTCGATCGCATGGGTATTCCTGAGCGTTCTGGCCATATTCCTCGCCGACGCGATCAATTACTACGTATTCGAGGAAACGGAGGTGCCGCATTACACATTGTTCGGAAGAATTAAATTCAGCTTCGAAAGGAAAAGGTGCGATGAACGATGAACAGATCGCAAAACTATCCGTCACTGAGATTGTTGAGCTTATCAAGAGACTTGCGGAGGAGCTGGAGATCAGAGCGATGGAGACTGCGGGATAATGCACATTGGATAAAAGCTCCGCCGGCCGGCGAGACATAACGGCGACAAGGAAACGCGCGGCGCTTGCGCCGGCGCAAGAAAGGAGGCAAATCCAATGGACACAAGGACATTACTGATCGCATTTGTGGCGGCGATGGGACTCCCGTCGGCCATCACAGGCTTTTGCTTCTGGCTCTTGGAGATGAAGATCAAAAAGCGCGACGAAGAGGCGGAAGCGGCGAGAAAAAAGAGAGAGCAGGAAGAGGCTGAGAAAGACAGAAAGCGCAGGGAATATGAACAGTGTCAGCTGAACATGACGGTGTCGTGCATGGCGCTGGCGGAGGCTACGGCCAAAGCTGTTCAGAGGATCCCGGAAGCGCACTGTAACGGCGACATGGATGGCGCGCTGCACTATGCGGAAAAGATAAAAAACGAGCAGCGCGAGTTCCTTCGCAAACAGGCGATTGACAGCCTAGATTTTTAAGGAGGCATTATGAGAGAAATCACACTGGAGCTTTTGAAACTTCTGATCATGGTCGCGTCACTGCTGATCACAAGATACGCAGTCCCGTGGATCAAGGCCAAGACCAACAACGAGGTCATGCAGTCGATCATTGACTGGACCTTCGAAGCGGTACACGCTGCGGAGCAGGCTCATCAGGCCCTGCCGGGTCCGGAAAGGAAAGCGATCGTGACAGACTTCCTGAAAAGAGTCCTGCAGCAGAAAAACATCGCGCTGTCGGACGAAGAGATCGATATTTTAATTGAGGCCGCGGTAAAGGAAATGAACATCGCCGCCGGAAAATAATACTGACCGGAAGAGGCCTGAGAGATCAGGTCTCTTCTTTATTATAGGAGGTAATTTATGCTGTGGTTACACGTCCCTGGTTTTGACAGGCCCGAAAAAGAGACACGCTACGGCGACGGGCAGGTCATCACGGACTTTGCGTACTGGCTTATCATTGACGCTTTCCTCGGAGCTGGAAAACAGGTGCTCATCAAATTCCTCAAGATGCTCCATGTCACAGAGCCGATCCTTTTGCTGACGCACGCGCACGGCGACCACGGGAACGGATTCTTTGACATTCTCAACGACAGCTTTTTCCACCCGAAAGCGCTGATCTGCTACAAGCCGTCGTCCCTGGAAAAAGGACTCAGGAATAACGAAGGATCGCAAGAGGTAAAAGACGACATCGCATATCTGGAAAGCCTGATTGCGCTGGCCAAGAAAAAAGGCGTGCCGGTCATTTATGCGGAGCATGGCAAGAAATTCCAGTATGGCGACATTCGCTTCTACACATATCGCTGGCAGCCTTCGAGAGTTGAAGACAAGGATATACACGGATGGGATTATGTCAACGAAGGATCGATCTGCTGTTACTTCCCGGAATTAAACTACTGGACATCAGCTGACGGCCCGGACGAACCGAGAAACAAAATGAAATCGGTGGGCGCGAAAGTACTCGCGTTCCTGATCTGCCACCACGGAAACTTCTTCAGCCAGTCAAATGCGCAGGGCCTTAAAAAGGACGGCGCTGTGGTGTGCTGGTACAACGACCTGGAACCGAACGGAATAGGCACGGAAGAGTTCACGGCGTTCGGAGCAAGGCGCTGCCTGCAGGCTGGGATCGAAGTGTTCGAGTCGGTCGGCGACATCAATGTGCTCTTTTTCGGCGGGACCGCGTACTGGTACCACGGAGGGAAACAGGTCACATATAAGTGCAGCTATGTGGGCAAGAGCATCCTGAGAACGCCGCCGGTCGATATCGTGAGGAAGATCCTGCGCGGCGACTATGGCTCCGGCGACACGCGCATCACAAAAGTGATCGCCGCGGGATTCGGACCGAAGACAGCACAGAGCAAGGTCAACAGCGTGATCAGCATCGCGAAGCTCATCAAGGAAGGGAAGGCCAATTACGGCAAAAACGAAGCGAGGCTCGCGAAGATCGACAAGGAGCTGGGCAAGGGCTACGGCCAGCTGGTCCAGGACTACATCAACGTGCTTTTCGGGGTAAGGGAGAAGGTGTAATATGGGATTGAACGGAGTAGACGTGGCAAGCTATCAGTCAGGCCTGCAGCCCAAGAAGATGTCCACGACGGAATTTGTTATCGTCAAGATGACGCAGGGAACATGGTACGTCAATCCATACGCTGATCAGCAGTATTCCGGCGCGAAAGAGGCGGGGAAACTGCTCGGAGGATACCACTACGGAGAAGGTGGGGACCCGGTAAAAGAGGCGCGGTTCTTCGTCAACAAGCTCGGCGCCAGGGCAGGGGAATGCACACTCGGCCTCGATTGGGAAGGGATGCAGAATCCGACGTTTGGGACCGGAAAAGACGTGGACTGGTGCCTGAAATTCATGGACGAGGTCTACCGGCTGACGGGCGTGAAACCTGTGCTCTATATGAGCAAATCGGTCTGCAGAAGATTTGACTGGTCTAAAGTGGCGGCAAAATATCAGCTGTGGTGCGCGCAGTACGGCTCGAATAAGGCGACGGATTATCAGAGTAATCCATGGACCGATAGCAGCGGCTTCGGTGCATGGAACGGCGACACAATCAGACAGTATTCCTCTAAAGGAGACATCAAAGGGTATTCCGGATACATCGATATCAACAAGGCGTATCTGACGCCGGAAGACTGGAAGGCGCTGGCAGCCGGCGAAGCCGTAAAGGAACCTGAGAAGCAGGAAGCGGAAAAGCCGGCGGAAACGAAGTGGTCAGAATATGTTTATAAGACCACGAACCCTGTGAAGATCTCCAATTCAGGGTCTGACGAACACGGCAATTACAGGAACGGGAAAGCCGGCGATCAGACCGGGAAAGAGTGGTATATTCGCGACTGGTACGGCTACAGTTCCGGATGGAAGTGCGTGCTGCGCCATCCGAACAAAGAAGTGAGGCTGTGTCTGGCCACGTTGGCCGCAAAGGCTGCGCAGAATGACCACATCGGCTATGATCAGAACCAGCGCAACACCTACGGCGAAGCGCTGAAAGAAGTAGGATGGGATCCTTCGAAGATCAAAAAAGATGTCGAATCGGACTGCTCGAAAGGTGTGATCGACAACATCATCGCGGCCGGCCACATCATCGGCATCGACGGCCTGAAGAAGTTCGGCGCCACATACACGGGCAACATGAGACAGGAAGCGAGGAACAGAGGCTTCCAGGTGCTGACGGAATCGAAATACCTTACCTGCGGCGACTATCTGCTCGCAGGCGACATCCTGCTCAATGACCAGCATCACACATGCACGGTCATCACCAACGGGATCAAGAGCGGAGAAGTGACGCCGCTCACTGAGAAAGGAGATTGGGAGCTTATGCCATTGCTCAAGAGAGGAGACCGCGGGAAAGCGGTCATGATCCTTCAGGTCCTGCTCGGATTCAAGGGAGATGATCTTGACGGCAGTTTTGGACCTGTTACAGGCAGCGCGGTCCGTGCGTTCCAGAAGAAAAAAGGCCTTGAGGTCGACGAAGAAGTTGGCCCGCTCACATGGAATGCGCTGATCAGCACATTATAATAGGAGAAAAAGAATTTCTGCATGCATATCTTTTTCAAATAGAAGAGGTCGGGTGAAAACCCGGCCTCTTTTTAATTATCTGCGGTAAAGCCCGAGAAGCTCCTGGATCATGAGCTTTGTATACTCAGGGCATTCATTCGTACCTGTGCACCAGTTTCCGAAAGTCCTCCGCGGGATATTGAAACGATCGGCCACTGCGTTCTGGCTCATGCCGGCCAGTTTGCAGATCTCCTTGACAGATCTCTGCGCAGCTACGCGCTTCCGGAAGTTCGAAGGCGTATCGTAGTCAGAACCTTCGCAGAACTCGCCGTCCGCGTCGACCTTGTACTCTTCAACGCTAAAATCCTGATCGTTGGCTCCGATCCGGACCAGCTCCGCATTGATGGCTTCCACATTGTCAGCCTCGAAGATGTGGCGGTCGGTGGGCTCGTCGGCCATGTCGTAATCGTAAGCTACGTCTCTGATCGCGTACATTGTTCTCATACCAAAATCCTCCCGACTAATTTCTCCGACGCAGACCGGATCACTTCCTTCTTCGATCACTGCGATAAATGCATCCGGTCCCATATCGAGAGCCATCTTTTCGGCTTCATTGCGATCGTGGGAACCGTATCCCCAATCATTATCCTCGCTATCTCTCAATACTGCGTACCACATATCGGTTCTCCTTTCTTTTGGCGGGGAGCCTTTCGGATCCCCTGCGGGTATTGCGGCATTGTTTTCATCGCCGCCTCCTATTCATGCTCTAAGCTCTTCGAGCTTCTTTTTTATGCCCTCAACCTCATCGTACGTCCAGAAATGGGGCACATATCCTTCGGCGCCTTCATTGTTGAAATTAATCCAGTTCTGTCGCGCGATGGCTGCCTCATCTTTTGTGTAAAGCCTTTGCCCAGACGCCTTCGCCAAAATCTTTTCGTAACTCCTAATCAGATCCGCTTTTTCCTGGGCTTTTTTCTCTTCGCGCATCGCCTGTGCTTTCGGGGACCTGCCGTCCTCAATAACAGAAGCAAGGAATTGCTCAATCTCAGCAGCTCTTTCATCGGTGAAACCAATGCCCTTGATCCCCCAGATCTTTTTGATACCGGGCCGCCCTGTGTCGATGATGCGCCAGAAATTTTCGTCCCAGCACGAATCAAACTTTTGACCGTCGATATATACGGTAAGCATTGCGCGCGTCCTGATTTCTTCGCCGGCTTCAATTTTCCATCCGTCAGCGTCGAGAATACGCTGCTCTACACTTTCGCTGTATTCAGCTTCGAGTGTTACCTTGCGACCGTCCTTTAAATTCCAATCATATGTCTTCATAATATATCCTCCTTAGTGCTTCCTGTATTTCCTGTTCCTTATGCTTATATAATATCACTGATTCGGTGATATGTCAAGAGAAAATAACCGATTCGGTGATATGTTTATATTTGCGCCGGCGCAAGAGTACGACAGCGATGACGACAGATCTGACGACAAACTTTTAAAAACCTGTCGTCAAACATTAAAAAATATCAAATAACACTGGAAGATAGCAGGGGACGAAAATACCGTAGATAAAGGAAAAACCGCTATTCCCTGAAGAATAGCGGTCATTACTGAGGTTAAACAGGGGAAGAGGGATTCTTCCCCCAAATCCTTTATTTAAAGGGAAAATCGGGCTTCTGACGACAAACTTGACGACAAACTATAAAAATGGGGGTTAGAAGCTGACAGCGGACAGGCTTTTCCTGACCTTTTCCCTGTCAGCGTGGGCGTACAGGGCCAGCGTCATTTCGACGTCCTTATGGCCGACGGTCTCCATGAGGTGCTTGACCGGCACGCCGTCCTCGACACATCGGGAAATAAACGTCGCGCGGAAGGCGTGGCAGGTGAATGACTCGATCCCGGCGTTCCTGCAGATCTTCCGGATGTCAGTGTTCACGCGGTCCGGCCGGATGATCCCGCCCCTGGGCAGCAGGAAGACAGGCCGCGCCACGTCGATCACGCCGTTCAGGGATTCGTTGACCTTCTTCTGGTCCTCCCATGCTTTCTTCGCCTGCGGCAGCAGGGGCACATCCCGCAGGCCGGCGGCAGTCTTGGTCCACTGCTCGACGACATAGCCGTGCTCGTCGCGGATCACCGTCTTAGAGACATGGATATAGTCGTCGACGTCTCTGAGAGTGAGGGCGGACGCCTCGCCGATCCTGAGCCCGGTGTGGAGCAGGAACTGGAACAGGTTGAAGTACCAGGTACCGCCCGCAAACTCAAAGAACGAGTCGACCTCTTTCCTAGAGAGGCAGCGGTGTATGTTCTCGCGCGCCGGCTCCTCGGTCCTCTTTATGCGCTCGATCGGGGCAGCGGGATTCCAGTCGAGGATCCTCTCGTCACACGCGGCGGTCAGAGCCTTCTTGAGCAGGGAAGTGGTATCGTTCACGGTCCGGGTGCTCAGATCGCGGAGAAGGTGGTTCTGCAGATCCCGGATGTTCCTGGTCTCCAGCTCCACGAGCATCAGGTCGCCGAATGCCTGCTTCCGATAGACCTGTTCGCTGCACATGCGGCGGTTCAGACGCCGGTACGTGCGGATGGTGGAGCTCTTCACGACCTTCTCTCGGGAATCGAGCCACTGTTCCATGTATTCGGACATGTTCAGCTCCCGGCTCTTCTTATAGGCCTGCGCTTCGAGCTCCTTCTTCTTGATCTCCCACTTCTCATCCCGCTCGGCCTTCGTGGCGCCATAGATGCTGTAGCGCTTTCCGTCCAGGGTGTACTTTGCTTCTTTCCTTCCGTCGTTTCTTTTTCTGGCCATAATAAAACCTCCTTTTGGGTATGGAAATGAAAGCCCGAAGAAGGTATACTGTAGTTATCCACACAAGTGAGCTCTTCGGGCTCCGTATCGTTCATCCGTCCCTGTTGCCGCAGGGGCGGATGATTTTGTTTTAAGAGTGTCTATATAATAGAAAAGGGAGGATTCTTATTTTATGAACTCCATTCCATCCCCATTGACATACCATTCTCAGTGCTACGTCTTGTTGACGCCAACAAAACGTAAATATCGTAAGGCTCAACTCGCTTACAATTTCCAACTCATTTCCAACTCAATTCCAACTCATTTCCAACCATCCCAACGCGTTAAATGTGTTGAACAACGCAAACTCAGTTTGCGGACTCTTTGGTTTCGCTGGCGGGTTTATAGCGGATAGTAATCCGTACTTGAACAGGATCGTTGCCTTGTTCAGAGGTATAAATTGGCCGGTCGCCTTCAGAATAATCTTCGCTTATAAGTTTGTAGTCGCCACCAGTTATATAACAGTTTATCTCAGCGTCAGGGTACATGGCTAAAAGGTCACGAACCTCCTGGACCTTATCGTCCGGAACAAACCCGACCTGCACATTACCAAGAACTACCTTCAATGAATTAGGATCATGCTTATTATTTGGATCGGGAAGAATGGA